GAAGGCACTAAAGTTAAAAATCTACCTAAGTGTACTAAAGAAATGTCAAAGTATGAACAATCAAAACACGCAAAGCATCCATGGGAAATATTCAACAAATAAAAGAAAAGCTAAGAAATGATATAATATTATTTGGTAAGATATGTTTACCTAATATGTTTTCTAGCAAATCTCCTAACTTTCATCATGAACTTGCAGATCTTTTAGTGCAGCCACATATAAACAAGTTAAATGTAATAGCACCACGTGGCCATGCTAAATCATCATTGATTGCATGTATATTCCCATTATGGCATATACTTACACAACAAGGTACTAAGTTTGTTGTATTATCTTCTAAGACAGAAGGGCATGCTGTAAGATTATTACAAACTATTAAAAATGCATTAGAGTATAGCATGGAGTTAC